ACATTACCAAGCGTGGTAACGGTGTTTCCAAGACCAACGGTAGTGTTACCGATAGTTAAGCCAGTATTAAAGTTGGCATCTAGGTTGGTTAACGGTATGCTTGTTGTAGCATTACCAAAGACATACGGAACTCCCATTTTAGAACCTCACTCTCAATTCATGTTCAAATTCAAATGTATTGACCACAAAACCCGCTGAGTTTGAAGTTTGTGTCAATCCTAAATATTTACCCCATTGCTGCGCGTCTGACTTGTACAAGTAATAGCCCGTACTTCCTAACCAAGATATTACTGTAGAACTTACATTTATCCAAGGTTCGGTAGTGCCAGAACTGTTATACCAAGTCTGAATATTTCCTAATGTGTATGACGGACTAGATCCTTGTTCAGAATCGACTGTCACATTCAAAATACCGCCTTGAGACAAAGTGGCCTCAATACCAAATTTCAACGCTTGTTTAGTTCTGATTGGGTCAGTTAATGGCAATAATGCAGTTTGGATACGGCTGGTAATTGCAGAGGTTGTATCTTGATATAACTCGTACAAAGTATTATTGGTTGTTCCAAATAAAACATCTTCACCATTTACAGGGACAGATGCAATGTATTTAAGGCTATTTCCCTGGCTGGTAATAAACCATTTCTTATCAAAGAACACCGCTTGTATATACCGATAACTATTGGTAAAAATAGCGTCAAAATATCTAAAGTTAAATGCAGCGCACAGAATATTGTTAATAATGACCTGGCCAGCATAAACAGGGCTAGTAAAGTCAATATTTTGAATCAATCCATCTAAAGGACTTGATAACTTGGTTGTAGTTGAGCCAACCAGCGCATAAACCCCGTAATTGTTCATAAATAGCACAGAACGGAAGTACGGAATGATGGCGTACGGCAGCTGCGTACCAACGGAAGCACTCACATTGGTATTGGTAAATAAAGTTTGTCCTGATGCGCTTACTTGCACATTTGAGAACACATTGATGGAAGAATCGCCAAAAATGTATAAAAAGTCGTTAGCAGCCAGTAATTGCTGGATGTTTCCGTGCAAAGTGGAGTCGGTAAGTTGTAAAGACCCCGCTGAAACGCTCGTAAAGTCGCTGTAATCGCCCGCAGCACTATAGGTGATAGTTCGCCCTGACGCAATCCAAACGCGCCCTGAGAAGCTCGCTATTCCAGTATTGGTGTTGTTATTGACTATAGCTTTTAAAACCGCGTTTCCAGTTACGGAAACAGTAATGTTGGCAGCGTTGGTGTAGCCTGTGCCAGGGTTGGTCATTACAACCTGAGTAATGGTATTCCCTGATATAACCGCAGTACCAGCCGCATTTGTGCCACCGCCACCGCTAATGGTGACAGGAGTGCTATAGCCAACATAGCCATTACCGCCATCAATAACGGCAATTTGTACTGTCCCTGTGGCAAAAGTCGATATGCCAGCAATCGCTTGCGCTCCCGATCCACCGCCACCAGATAGGGTGACTGTTAGGTTTGCACTATTGGTATAGCCTGATCCACCATTTACCAAGACGATTGAACCAACATTTGTACCGCCAGATACCAAGGAAGCAGTAGCGTTAGCTTGTACACCACCTGTTTGGTCTGGTCCAGAGATAACTACTGTGGGCGCGGTGTTGTATCCGCTGCCTGGATTGGTAATGGCAATCACGCCAACAGAACCTACTGTGACTGTATTGTTGCCATCCCAAGTGAAATAACCCTTTTGAGGGTCAAGAATCAAGCATTCTGTGTTGTACCATTGGGTAATATTCATGCCCGTAGTATTCGTAAAAGTACCCGCTGGAGCTATATTCCCCGTGGTTTTATCTTGAATTTTGTAATATTTTGCTGATCCATCTGTCAAGAAGAAGGTCAAATAATCGCTAACGCCAAGATTTACGCTGCTGAAATAAACAATATCCGATGGTTGAACAACAGAATTACCGCCAGAATCTTTAATTAAAACATCGGTTGGAACAATTTTGATATTTCCATAACCGATTGGCTGGGCATTTTCTAGCCAAGAAAACTCGGATTCATCAATAGCCGTGCGGTTAGCTTGAGTATTAAGCCCTTTAAACTGCTTAATTACTTGATACGATTTTTTCTGTTCAGCAGCTGCCATGTTTACATTGGGCTACTGTAAACGCTAGGCACTCTTCTTGTGTACACAGTATTGATCACAGAAGCTATTTGCTTGTGATATTCCTGTTTATAAATTTCAGATTCGCCATAGCTTTGTTCATAATACTTGGCCAGATAAGCTGCATAGAACTGTACGCAGTTGTTATATGGGTCGTTAATGCTATCCGTAGTATTTGGGCTGTTTAAACTCAGTTCATTAGGCAATACTACGCAATCAATCTCAATTTGGTAAATCTGATCTGGTACTGGTCCAATATAAATCTGTTGCTGACCATAAATGCTAAATGCTAATGGACGACCAATGTAATTTTGCCAAAAACGCAGACGGGCGTTAAAGTCCGACCAGGACAAATAGTCTAGCGGAACACGAGTGTTACCCCAGTATAAATTGATATTAATAATGTCCAAAACAGTATTGCCGCTACTAGGACTAAGAGGGCTACTCCCCATGAGATTAGTAAGCGCAGCGTAACTGACATTTTCGCAATTACCGACATAAGTTAATCCTACCGTACCGTTCAAAAACTCCGTGCTTGGAGGATAGTTACTGTAGTTATTGGTGTTATTAGCTGGATAAGGAGGCGCAGTTGTGCCGCTTGTACCGCTTGTAGTAACTTGATAAATAAAAATATTGCTAAAGATAAACTGACCCGAAGTATAAGCGGTACTTGCCGCCCAGGCTAAAGGGTTAGCTGGAGGAACGCTACCAATAGTAGCAGTAGGAGCAACCTGACAAGGGGTCTGCGTAACAACAATTTCACGCAACGCGCCCGTGTCTCGTACAACCCTCTCTCTAGCAGAGTTGATGTAATCCGTTAATTGAGACTGACTGTAGAAATTATTGTTAGCATCATGAAGTAACCTTTGCACTTGCGTAAGGTATGTGTTGAGTGTTGCCACTTGTTACCTTTCATAAGTCATGCTACTGCTTGAAGGACTTTTCCCCCTACCTTTTTAGCGGGTAGGGGTACTCTTTCCACCAACGGGGATATGGATTGGTTCTTTTTTGGCGGCTCAGTTGAGATATCCCATTGAGAAAGGATTTTCAAACCTTTTTCCAAATCGTTTTTAGAAACGATCCAACCAAGTCTTGCCAAGTACGGCTCTTTGTCATCGTCTCCGTAACCAAAAATATGACGGGCCACCTCTTTTGGTATTTCCACCGTCTTTCCTTTTGGGAACTCATAGAACACTCCACCGAGTCCATCGGTAAGTTTTTTATCAGAATTATTGGTTACAAAGATATTTGACATATTAGAACTGAACTACATCGCCATAAACATTAAAACTTACAACATTTGAGTTGCCAGATGGTGTGGTTACATTCACAAACAATGTAGAGCTTGTTGCCCCAGACAATACGGTAGTAGTGTATGGAGAAGCGATTGCAAAGTCTTGAAATGTGCCAGACGCACTTAAACTGCTTAATGCCACATTAGCCACCACCGCATTTGACGCATTACCGTCATTTGAAGTGGTGATTGTGACATAAGCAGAACTAACAGATCCGTTCAGAATAGTCGCAGAAATTCTGCGAATAATTACTGCACCAGAGTTGCTAGTTGCACCACCATTGGTTAACCCACCAGTGCAGATAGAAAGGTTAGCGATTGCATTGCCAGCAGTTGCCAAAGATACGGCTTTAGCTGATGCGACCTTAGCGTTTCCAAAACTGTCTAGGTATAGCTGCGCTACTGAATCTGGGTTAGCCATTACTGTTCTCCTTAACTGTTGTAAGTGCCAGAAACAGCTTGACCGCCGTTTACGGTGATTAACTGCAAAGTAGTATTTGTGCCACCAGCGATCACATTAGCCTGTACATTCACGCCGTCAGAAATCACAACGCCACCAGAGTTAGCAACATAGACATTTGACCATGTAGCCACATTTGATGTGGTGTTGTAGTTAGATACGGCTTGGATTACCACATTGGATGTGGCAAATGCAAGGTAAGTACCAGCTGGGATCACATTACCAGCAGTAGTAACTGTGATATTTGCGGGAGATTGCCAATACGCGCCAGGCGTATTTTCATAAGTACCCGCAATGAGGATTTTATTTAAGCCGAGTGCCATGGTTAGTTCTCCTTATAGTGAAATAGAGTTGTAACCAGATACACGGGTCATTGACTTAGGCTTGGTGCTCACTAATTCAGCGATCATCAAGACTGCGCCAACATAACCGATCTGCCAGTTTGGAAGTGTTGATTCAAAACCAGTAAATACGAAAGAGCCCTGATCGTGGATGTAGAGGCTTAAGTAGTTGCTGTTAATGAAGTAAACAGTACCTTCTGGGCAATATGGGTCTGGATAGATTGGAACACCAGCAACCATCAAAGCGCGGAAAGCAGCTTGTGGGCCATTGGAGTCACCATCAAAACCGTGTCCTGGGGTGATTACATACTGTTCTTGACCGACATAGTCTTGTGCCAAGAGAGTCCATGTACCGAAACCGCAAACGCCGAAAGTTGGAACTTCTGCGCCATTCTTAACAGTACCAGAGATGTACTGGAGAATGTTTTGACGGGTTGGGTTTACTGAACCAGCGTTGTAAACCTTAGACTTCCACCATGTGTAGGTAGAACGGTTGATGTTACCGTATGTGGTTAAGTTTGTACCATCGTCAATAGCACCAGGCAAGCCGATGAACTGTTGAGTGTTGGTGTAGTTGGTGTACAAAGCAGTTGCCATTGCATCCATCATCACATTGGTTGCATCGTTCATACGAGCTTCAATGAGAGGAATGATTGCATAGTCTTGCTGAACTGCACCTTCCATACCGAGGAACGGTACAGGAGAAATCATCAACTTTAAGTTGAATTCAGCATTAAACGCACCTTGCTGAACTGCTGGCTGGTTGAAAGAACCAGAGTAGTCAGACCATTGTGCATTGACAAACTGTGCGCCTTGTACAGGCACGGTTACTTGGGACACACCGCCTGATGCTTGTTGACTGTTAGCAATCAACGCAGCCATCAAAGGTGTACTGTTGTACAGCTGTACGACCAGCTTGGGGATAAACGCACGGCGAGTTACATAAGTAAGCTCGTTATACTGACTTGATCCTGACGCTGGAACTATTCCGCCACCAATAGGCATAATAATTCTCCATTAAAAGTAAATATCCCCTATTTACTGCTTGTTGTTAAATACCTATCGGTCTTGAGTTCTTTCTCAATTCCTGTAGGGCTTTTGATGCTTCGTCCCGCGCGCCCATTTGTGGGTTCTTCCAATACTTAGAAAGGTCGAACTTAGAAAGTGCGCTTGGGTTGTAACCCATAGCAGAATTAGGCGTTGGAGTGGCGGCTTGCTTCATCCATTCAAAATACTGAGCTGCTGTTTCATGATTTGTCATACCTTGCTCCAGCATCAATTTTTCAATTTGCTCAATATCCTCATCGGATTGGGCTAACCCTTTCTCTTTCAGCTTGCTTCTGCGCTTGTCGAGTTCTTCTCTTGCTTCTTTCTCACGAATCTGTGCTTCCAACTTCATGACGCGCTCTTCGGCAGCGGAAATCTTAGAGTTTGTGTGCTCTTCGATATCCAGCTCTGGAATTGTCATGTTAGGACGCACTTTCTTTGTGAGTCGTAATGCTTCTTTGCGAGTTTCTGGATTATCGGACAACTCTTTCATCAAGAGAGCCAATTCGTCCCGTTGCTCTAAACTGAGATCTTCTAAAGATGCCATTATCTATCCCCTTTTTCCTTAGATGACTTTTTTGGTATCGCCAGGATGAGACAAGTTCATCATATTCTTGTATCCAGCTTTAGCAGAAGAAGTTAATCCGCCAAATTGTGAATAGCGAGGAGTATTGATTACTTGACCATTCTTTTGGTTGTTGTCGGTTGGTCTGCGTGGGCTAGACGAACCGCGTGGTTTAAAGAGTTCCATAGTAATTCCTTACATTTGTGGAGTTGCGGAAGGCACACCAGCGCCAGGCATACCGCCAGCTTGGGCTGGAGGAGGAACTGGAGCAGACATACCTGGGATTGTTGGTGCTTGGTTCATTGCTTTGCCTTCTGCTGTAGCACCGCCAGCTTGAGGTAATGTTTGAAGCATTTGCATAATTTCGTTAGGTTGCAACTCATTCACCTTAGCCTTCTTAGGCCCGATAACGGAAGTCATTGTGCGAATTGCATTTAAAACCTTTTGACCTTCTTCGGATTCGCTACCCAAAGCTGGTAATGTTTGTTCCAGCAAATCCATCGCCATCGAAATGTTAATCATCGCGGCTTCGCGGTTTCCCATTTTTGGTTCTGGAGTGGACATTGGTGCTCCCATCGGAGGAGCGGAAGTATCTGACATACCCATAGATGGTGTATCAGGTGTAGGAGCTGCACCAGCGGGTGTTGCACCATCCCGTTGGGATTTAATCATTTGCATCAACTGGTCTGAGGGTACGCCCATAACTTTTCCTATCAAATTACTGTTAATCGTAATCTTAATCTATTGCTTGTCAAGTGGGGAGGTTTATTTAGTTTCCTCCTCCCCTAGGACGGATTCGGTCTGACCGAAGTAATCAGAGGGTTTTAGCCCTCATACGATTACTTGCGAGATTTACGACCTTTGCGAGCTTTGCGTGCCATGTGAGTATTCTCCAGTTAGCAGCGGCCACTTAGTTCCAGGGCAAGCAGCCATACCCTTTTCTCCCGTGAAGGAAAACCTATTAACGGCGTGACTTGCGTGACTTTTTATGAGCTTTTCTCATCATCATCTCCTAAGTTAGTTATCCCCTAACTGAACGACCATAATCACGAGTTTTTGAACTTCTGTCAAAACTCTTGATTCCTTGAGTACGATACTGCAAATTTGGGCTACCCTCACTACGCTTTAAATTTTCCGTAGTAACTCTAGGTTGATCAGCCTTTGGTTGAACATTACCCGTTGCCATTATTAGCCTTTCGGTTCTTTCTTTTCTTTAGGAGCTGGTTGAGGTTGCGGGTTGGCAGCCTGTTCCTTTTCCCGTTTCTTTAACTTGTCTTTGATCAACTGCTTCATTGGTGGTTCAACCAAATCAACCAGCGTTTCTTTATCGATAGCTTGCGCCTTAAATAAATTAAATGCAAGTTGTTTTAGATCTTCCGTAAAGATTGGGCTATTGCTATGCGCATCAACCTTCACAACGAAATCCTTAGTAAATTGCTCGGCAATAAACGGCACATCTTCTGTATCGCGGAAATGCGTGTCGTCATACGCTTGCATCATCTTCAAATACAAAGTTGCTACCTTTTCCAAGCTATCTTCAACGATTAAAGCGCGTTTTTTCGCGCGTGAGCTACCAAGACGAGCTAATTGGCTTGCATGACCCGTAGAACGGACACCAGCCTCGCCTTTTCCGCTCAATACATTGGAAATACCCGAAACTTCCGAGAACATCGCGTCAATTTCGTGAATAACCTCAAATAAATCAGGTGGCATCTCTGGTGCAAGGCGATCTACCTTTGCTCCTGGCATATCCGTGGCAATCATTGATCCAGCGCGCTGCATAGCAAAATATTTCTCGTCTGTAATTCCTGAGAAGCCACTAAATGCGGTTGGTGGAGCTACTTGTTTAGACAATAGGTCTAAAACTTCGGTCATGCGGGTGTTGCGCAGCTGCT